CCCAAAGGATTTCTTGAGTAGCTGTGCGGTCATCATCCAAAGTTTGTTGATAAGCCAAAGGTGTTTTTTCAGCCCATCGGCTAATTGTTTGAAAATCGATTTCATCGCCAACGCAAAGGACACTATCAAACCTCTCTCGCTTGGCTAACTTAATTACATTCTTGACTGCTACTTCATGGTGGTATGGAATTTGTAAATCCGAAATTACCAAGTATCGCTTAATCGTCATCCTCATCGTCAGTTGGATCTATGGAAGGAATAATCCCGCCATCGCCTACGACCCAATCAGGAAAAGTCTTATGTTCAGTCATAAGCCAGAAAGCATGTTCAGGCGTAAATCCTGCTTTTCTAGCTGCTTTGTAACATTCATGCAAAGCCAAGTAATGCTGATCGATTTTTGATAATGGTTCAGGAGTTTGGCGAACGACTCGACGATTGATCTTTTTGCGTTTGATAGGTTTTCGTGTGTTCGCCATAATTAAAATTATCGCTTACTAATTAAAACAAACAGATCATCGACACGCTGTTCAAGTCTTGTAATTTGATCCTTGATTGAACTTCCAGAATTGGGTTTCAATTCTTGTAAGTAGGATTTAATAACCCAGCGCAGACCCAGTAACAAACTTGTAGATACGGCGGATACGCCAACGGCTATACCAACCCATTCGTTGGCTGTCATTTCGCATTAAGTCCATAATCGGCTTCTCCGCCTGACTTTGGATCAAGTGCTTTAGCAATAGGTGCAACCAATGCACCAGCAAGAATTGCAAACTCTGGTCTAATGTCAGCAACAATTGCCAATAAGACAGTTATACCGGAAGCAGCCACAGCTCTTAAATATGACTTAATTGCTGCCTTGTGTTTATTTGATAGTTTCATGCGTTGCCTCCTAGTAGTGGGATATGAAAGAACTCGGAATTCTTATCTTGATCTTTCTTGAAACTTACATGGACATGATGGTTATGAGGATTGCCCTTATATTTACGCCAACGCCATCCAAGTAAAGGTGATGCAATTTTTGACTGATGAATTACATAACTGATGCGACCATTGGTTTTCCCGTATGATCGAATTTGATCTGCCAAATATGCTGAAAGCCCTTTGTCGTCAGAAAGCCGAGCGTCAATATCAATTGCTCGCACGCATCCATTTGTATCTGGGTTGTGATCGCTTTTTCGTGTGCTATGTCTAGCATCACCAATCCACCCATCAGATTTGCGCAAACGCTCTGGGAAGGAATCATCGATCTGCTCACGCAACTGCACAGCTGCTTTAGACAACCAAGGCTTCATTACATTAAGCGGATGGTTTGCCTAGAGTTAAACCCTCTGGGATTGGTTGGCTGTATTCCCATTTGGCTAAGTATTGAATACCATCGCCATCATCTTGAATTCTTATAGATCCCTCAGAAAATTCATTATTAGTAATTTCAGGATAAGTTTCTTTAATTAGTGTATATAAATCCATATTATGCTCCTAAATAAGTTACTTGAAGGAAATTATATTCAGGTGGCACTCCATTACCAATGGCATTTAATGACACTCCTGAATCTTGATAAACCTCTACCTGTAAATAATCTGTTGCAACTAAATCCATAACAACCGATTGTCCAAAACCGATAGAATTACCTGAAACTGCGCTTAATCTCCAAGCACCAACAGATGAGCCATTTTTAACTAAACCAACAAATCTATCACCTGTTGAATTACCTTGAAAGTGACCTTTCATTGTAACCATATACTTTCCATTTTTACCACTTGGAATAGTCATTCTTGAAGTATTGGTTGAAGTAGAATGGAAAGCATCTGTATCAAAATTTTCAGAATTGAAATTCAATACTGTCCAAGTTGCGTTGCTAATACTTTGATTAGCATTGTTGTATGCACTTGCTCCAACAAAAGATGCAGCAGCTGAGGCAGCACCCCATTCAGGAGCGGTTGCGCCAGAATTGACTTTAAGAACTTGTCCTGCTGTTCCAATTGCTAATCTTGCTGGTGTGTCATTTGCTGTTGCATAAATTAAATCGCCAGCAGCATCAACTAAAGATTTTGGAATTGCAGCATTTGCTAAATCATAAGCAGATTTAACTGAGTTTGGTGTTGATGCTTTTGTTGTGGAAGTTGATGAAGTGCTATCCTCTAATTGAACTGCGCCTTTTTGTGCAGTAGTTCCATCTTGAATTCCAACTGTAACAGATCCTGATGAACCACCGCCTGTTAATGGTGTTGATGCAACAACTTCTGTAATATCACCAACATCATTTGTTACCCAAACAAAATCCATGTCGGCGTTTGAATTTTTTGCCAATATCTGACCAGTTGTGCCACCTTCAAGATCTTGCATAGATGTATCAATGGCTTGACCAAGTGTGCGGATAGCAGCTGCGCCATCCTTAACCAGATCTGTATCGTCTGGTGTTTCCCATCCAAAATTCGTTGTGTTTGCCATATTAGGCTACTGCTCCAATCGCATTTTCCCATGTAAGTGTACCACTTAGAGTGTTCCAAGCCTCTGAGGCTGATACTTGTTCCCATTTAACTGCTACTGTCGAGAATTCGATCGGGCTCAGATTTATGGTTAAAAATAATTCGTTGAACCTAGTGCTCCAACGCCAGCCCTCCACATAACCCTCAAATTGTCCTGTTGGGGCTATCTGAATTGGCAAGTCTGTTATTCGCATTGGCTGACCAATAAAAATCCCAAGTAAAGCATCTCGGTCAGTATCATCAATGGCTGAGTTAGTCAATGGAAATGTAATGCTGTCAAACAAAGCTCTAGGAAAAGATCTAAGAAAAATGTATCGATTAGCCACATCTTGAGCATCGGTGGCATCATGCAGGACTGTGTTAATGGTTTCCCCTCGGTAGCCAAAAGTTTCAATACTGTCTAAATCTATGGTGCTAACTTGTGAACCAAAATTGTTACCATAATTAAGAATAATGTCATTGCGAACATCTGCGCCTCTAGTCAAAACTTTTAATCCTGCTCCGAAGGCTGTGTTTGCTGAAATCTCGGTATAACCATTGTTGGCAAGGTAATTCTGTCGGTGTAAGGCATCGGCATATCCAATTCGACCTTCGCTATCCTCATACAAAACACCAAATGCGCTATCAGCAATAAGGGTTGCGATGTTATAGACAGTATCTGGGTTAGCCCCTCGATTTGTTATCTCATAAACTCCAGGACGATCTATATCACCAAGTCCTAAATTTCCAGCATTTGCCCAAGTAGTTGTTGAATCATAACCTGACCAAGTTTCGGATGCTGGCAATTCATTCCAGTTATTCAAAAATAAATCAGCAAGTAATTCATACATTTGATCGCCGTCATCATCTCGAGCCAATGTTCCTTCATAGATAACTTTTGGCAACTTAGCCAATGAACCTAAAGCAATAATGGTATAACTGAAGGTTTCGGCAATGCTGCTTGCTGATGCAACTTCGGTTGTAATGTCTGTAATGTTTCCACCAAATAAAGTTCTAAAAGCATTAGTGCTGTCTTTGACTTGTAAGGCTATTCCATCATTGATTTGGAAATTGTAATTTTCATTGTTCAAAGCCACCAATGTGATTTGGATATAAGATGGGGTTGGTTGTGCATAAATATCCTCACGACCTGCCTGATGGGCTATTTCAGAAATTGCAACATCGGTGTACTCAACACCATTAATGCTTAACTTATATTCAGGCGTAAAGACTGACATTATCTCGCTCTAGTTATGCCGCTATTGTAAAGCTGAGGAACTGATCTGGATGAACTTTGATTTATTACCTTTGCAACTGCTCTGGCAGCACCCTCAGAATCTACGGCTTGAACTGTAATGTTATTGACAGTAGTGCCAGCCCTTGCAGCACCTGCTGCTAATTGAGCAGCTGTGGCAGGTTGAGCATTAGACACAGCAGAAGCAGCTTGACCAAATGGAGTGCCAACAGATGTTGCTGCTCCTATTGTGCTTATATTTGGCAAAACAGGAATTGCGTTATAAGCGTTAATTAATCTATTAATTCCTGAAATAGCATTATCAACAGCTGTTTGAATTGCAGATATAACTTTGCCAATGATATCGGTAATACCACCTGCAATAACTCCAATGGTCTTTAACGCTGCACCTAAGCCAGTTACTAAAATTGGAATAATGACATCAGTTACAAATCGACCGAACGCATCAAATGCTTCTTGGTTATCTTTAATGGCTTGCTTAATTGGATCGAAGTATGCAGCAAATTCTTGTAATTTAGGTACAACCTGATTGACAATTAAGTTTACGAATCTTTCAATAAATGGAAGCAATCGATATCCAATTTCCTCTTTGGCTTCCTCAAATGCTTGTTTCAATCGATCAATTCTGCCTTGGAATGTTTCAGCGTTTGCAGCAGCTGCGCCACCATAAAGGTTAGTTAATGCCTTGGTTGTTTCCGTAAAATCCATAGCCTTTAAATCGGCTTGACTTAAACCTATTCCTAATCTGGCAAGTCTTGTGTCTTGTCCTTCATAGGCTTTTGATAGAGCTTCAACTACTGTTCCAAGTTCTTTGCCAGTTCCCTTTGATACATCAATTGCAAGGGTAAGTAATTTTTGAGATTGAGTTACATCTTTGGTTGAAACAGACAACCTCTGAAATGATGCTCGCAACTCATTGTCGGTTATGCCGGTTGCTAATTGTGTTTGCCGTATATAGTCCTCAGTTGCCTCAATTTGAGCATTTGTAGCCCCTGTGGCGGTCTTTAAGGCAGCAGCCAACCTCAACTGTGCTTGTTCATCCTCTATCGCTGATTTGACCCCATCAACGGCTAGTTTGCCGGCATAGGCAGCAGCAGCAGCAGCAGCGACCGCAAAAGCAGCAGCGACCTTTTTGCCAAACTCTCCAACCTTCTGACCAAAGCCTTGGATTTCATTATCAGCTTTTGCTAAACCTTTTTGCAGGTTATCAATATCGGCAACAATTGAAAGGGTTAAAGCTCTACTACTATTAGCTGCCACTTGACCATTCCTTTACAATCGATGTAATTATTTCATCAAATTCTTTAATAATTTCTGGCTGTGAAGCTCTGATTGCTGGATAAATAAACCAGCCTCTTGAACCCGGGCCTTTAGGCATCGGCCCTGACCATCTTGGCATGTTTGGAAATCTTTTGCTTCCAAACTCATAACCTCCACCAATACCCGGTCTATTTCCCGGTGGATCATTTCTAGTGTTAAATTGTGTTGTTGCACCACCTGAAAATTTCTGTGATGCAAAACCAAATTTTAGTTCACCTTGTAATGATGATTTTTTAACTTGACCGCCATCGGCAATTCTTTGAGCTACTTTACCTCTGCCAGCAGCAATTGCTCTAATGGCAGATAACTGTTTGCCAACTAACTCTTGAATTTTTCTTTTAGCATCATCTTTGGCAGTATCATCCATCTTGCGAAAAACTCTTGATATTTGATTTAACTCACGCTTAGAAAAGAAAATCGAAGGCTCGGTGCTAACTGCCATTTCTTTTCTCCAATATCTCGATCGCTGTTAAAATGTCCTCTGCTTCAACCCATTCGCTCATTGGTATGTGAGTTGCAATTGCCAACTCCACCAATAATCTGTTTAGGCTTCCTGCTTTGTGGCTTTTGGGTCTGCATCACCAACGATGACATCCGCTACTGTTTCCATCCAAATATCCATTGGTTTGATGGGCTTATCTCCTGCAAGTTCACGCTTATGTGCATGATAAGCAAGAAACATAAGATCCCAAATACCCAACTTTTCGGATGCCTGACCAATAGTGTTTCCTGTCTGCTTTTCCCATTTCGCCCACTCAGGTGGTTGGGCAATGTATGTTGCTTGCTCACCTGAGTTATATTCAATTGTAATTGGTAACTTCATTTGTTTGCTCCCGTTTTATTTTTTAACTAAAGGTTTCGGTTACTGCGCCC